AGTATCTGAGCTATCAACAATGATTTCTACAGTGATCGGTCTTAATGGATAGATACCTTTTAGTTCACCTGTATCTTTATCGAACTTCGGATAAACAAATGCGTTATCATTCAACAAGAGTAATGTGATTGTTTTGTAGATGAAGTCATAAGGTGTCATAATTTCGTTCGGTTTATACTTCAAAAGAAAAGACAGCCTACCTTTTTTCTCGGTTACTGTCTTATCGTTTTCGGTTTTTATAAATCTGGGTTTGAGTTTCGCACATTGACTTGCGACTCGATCAATACATATTTTTACTACATCACTCTTTGAAATGTTTGTACCAAATGGTGTGTAAAACGTATTTAAATTACTGATTAACTGGAGTGCATCAAATGATCCAGTCTTTTTTCTTCTCTTAAATAAGGCCATGTGCACCTCCTATTTCATGATTGATTTAAGATGTTCCCTTACCAGTTTTAATAATTCATCTTTTTCTTTTTCAATTTCTGAAGTTCTCTTCCAGCATTGAGTTTCTTCCTCTGCATACTCTTTTATATATGTATCTCTTTTAAAGATCATCAGGTCCGGAAACCATGCAATTTGCAATCTTGCTTTATCTCTAAGTTCATCAAACCCTTTATATATGTTTTCATCGATGAAAGGTCTATTAGCAAAAAGCACTTCGATATATCCATTGTATGCCTTTACTGCGTCTTCATAGATTTTCTTTCTGTATTCAATTTTCTTTTCCTCATCAAATGGAGTAGCTCTGTCTAGCCCATTTGGAAACAATGAGTGTATTGAAAAATATAACTTATGAAAAGTTACAGAAAGTTTTTTGTATGTTTCAATCTCAATATCAAATTGTACCTGACTCATATAGTTTGTTCGATCATATTTTGCTTGTAATTGCTGTATTTCCTTTGACTGCTTATGTAGTAAAAAAAAACTGATGAATGTCCATAAAAGTGTTAATGATGAAATAATTACTGCAATAATATCCATAAATTGCACCCCCAATTTATAAATATTATATCATATTTTCATAATCTGTCTTATATCTATTTAGAACAACATAGGCAATTATCAACGCTACTGTTCCATCAATTCGTTTGTACTTAGAGTTTAGTTTTGATGGTTGGATGTTTCCATTTAAATCAACCTTTGCTTGTGTGTTAGCAAGACACCATTTCAAGATAGGATTATTGTTATAGTTCACAACATTGTTTTTTAGATCTGCTTCTAGGATTTTCATTGGTTCTGATAAAGAATAGATACCTTGTCTTACTTTCTCCATATTAAAACCTAAGTCTTCCATTTCTTTTATCCAGTACTGTGAGTTCCAGGGGTCATACCCTACCCATAGTGGTCGGATTCCATAAGTTTGTATCATCTTCATAAACCACTGAGTTACTAAACTAAAGTCATTTTGATGTCCATCAGTGAGAGTCACAAAACCTTTCTTAATCCAAATGTCATATGGAACGTTATCTTCTTTGATTCTCTTTTCCACTACTTCACTTGGCATAAAGAAATGCGGTATGACATACTTCTTATTGCTATCTCGTTTTTGGATAACCAAGACTGCAGCTGTCAGGTCTGTTGTTGAAGATAGATCGACACCACCAATTGCATAAGAATCTCTTAAATCATCGATTGAATATTTGTCTTCATTGTTCAAATCATCAAAAGATAACCATGAACCTGAATCTGCTTGCTTGATATTAAAGTCTTTACAAAGCATTGTCACCCTTGTGGATAAGTCGTGCTTCGATTTGTTCATAACATCTTCTAAGTAATTATTGAGTTTTACGACTCCAATACTAGGATTCGACTTTTGCCATGTGGTTGGATCTTCGTAAATCTCCTTAGTTGAGTCTTGTGTGTAGAGCCAGGGAAGTACTCTGTTATCTTGTATTTCACCTTTTAACATTTTTCTAGCATATTCTAATTTACTATCTAAAAAACCACCGATGGTCGTCCCTTCAGTGGTTATGATAAATATTAACGGTTCTTTCTTTGTTGATTGTGATTGTTTGATTGCATCATAGACTTTTGAGTCCGTCATTTCATGGACTTCATCAATACAACCAACTTCGATATTGTATCCATCTTTGTTTCTTGATTGAGCAGATAACTTCTTAATCTTATTCTTAGTCTTCGGAGAATAGATGTGATAGATGTTTTTCTTACTTCTAGTTTCCTTTGATAAAGCCGGAGATTGTTCTCGCATGTTGTTGATCTCTTCAAAAAGAATGTTTGCTTGTTCTGTGGTGTTAGAAGCACATACAATATCTACTCCACCTCTTGATAAAAAGAACTCAGCCAAATCTATACCGGCAACAAATGTCGTCTTCCCATTCTTACGAGCAATGAGTAATATAACTTCATTAAATCTACGTAATCCTGAGTCGGCTATCTTAAATCCATATGCTGTTTGAAGGATTGCCTTCTCCCATAATTCTAGAATGAATGGCATACCGTTGAATGGAGACTTAGTGTGTTTACAAAACGTTTCAATGAAATCAATCCTTAGTTGTCCTGGTTTCTCATCAAAATAATACAATGGATTTTCTAGATCTTCTATCAGTTGATCTATTTCAGTTTTTAATTCCTCACCTACGATAATATTTCCATTTTCGATTTCATTGTAATACTCTACCAAATAATTCATTCGCTTGCTCTCTTAAGAAATTCATCAAATGCATCATCTCCATCATCTACTTGTGTTCCAAGAATACTATTTAGCGTTTTAATTACTGTTCCATATGAGTTCACTAATTTTGTGTAATACTTGGCGGCTTCAGTCTGACGTTGTGCACCTCTACTTGAAGTTTGAACCGCACCATATTTTCTAATCTGTTCTTGTAACTTATCAAGTTCCACTTTCATAAATGCAGCTTGATAAATTAAGTTATCTACTAATTCTGTCTTTGATTCATCGACCAAAGAAAAAAGCGACTTTAATCGCTCGTATTCTATATTAATCATAACTTGAAAACCTCTTTTCCGATTTTCAAAAAATCTTCCTCGTGTTTCTTAATTGCCCCCTTACGCGGTACCCTAGCAATCACATTTAATGGTACATGGGGGGATGAATGGTTTAAGAGATTTTGGTGTGTAATCACCTGATGTTGTCCCAGTAGCAATTGGAAGTGAGCCATACAAAGCAACAAAAGACTGATGCAAAGATTTTTCTAATTTGTCCATTGTTTTTTTATTTTTCACTCGGAATATAGTCAACTTAATCTCTTTATTGTTGTGATAAAAATTTGACAATGTAATATTTGATTGTCCATCATTTCCATCAGTTTCTGTTTTATCACTATTTATATGAACAAACCGTGATTGAATTTCTTTTGCCATAGTTGCTGTTTGTCCTATATAAAGTATGCTTGAATCACCTTTTGGATAAGAAAATTGATCATTGGCAAATTCATATACATAAACGCAGAATACGTTTTGTAGTAACATGCCACTATTTTTTATTCTATTTCTAAGGTTTTCAACTTTTAAAATTGCATCACCTTTTAACAAAATGAAATCTTTTTTGTCCAATGAAGTGAAATTACAGTTCAGCAGATCCATAAGTTACCAACACCTTTCAAAAGGTATTATAACATAATTGAGAGTTTACCTCATTATCAAATTACCATCTTCATCAAATTGCTGCGACTTCGAGAAACGTTTATGCTGTTCGTTATGACATTTCTTACACAACAGCTCAAGGTTCTCTTGATTCAAACTAATCGCTGGATCCTTAACGTTATGTATTGTTAGCTTGATTATGTGATGAACTTCTTCTCCAAGAGCACCACACCTCTCACACTTACCATTGGCTTCTCGTATCTTAATCTCTCTTGCTACTTGCCATGCTACTGATTTATAGAATCGATGTAATTCTTTAGGCTTTCTCATAAAGGTTTCTCAATTCGGTAATCTTATCATCTACGTGTTCCCAACGAACATCTAAATCTTCTCTACCAAAGTGTCCATACTTTGCTAACTCCTGGAACTTAACACTATCAAGGTTGAGTTCTTTTCTTATGCTTTCAGGTTTGAAGTCAAACACATAATTCACGAGCGCTTGTATCTCTTCATCAGATGTAACCCCTGTATCAAATGTATTCACAAGAACACTTACTGGTTTTGCGACTCCAATAGCATAGCTCAAGTGCACCTCGCAATGTGTGGCCAAACCTGCCCCTACAACAGCTTTTGCTACGTATCTGGCATAATAAGCCGCACTGCGATCAACCTTGCTTACGTCCTTGCCAGAAAAGGCTCCTCCGCCATGTTTAGCATAGCCACCATACGTATCTACAATAATCTTTCTACCTGTTAATCCAGAATCGGCATAAGGACCACCAATCACAAATTCACCCGTAGGATTGATTAACACTTCAGCATCAATGATCGTATCGAAATCAAATACTTTAGTTAGTACTTCATTGATAATTATATCCTCATACAACTCTCGATTGACACCTTCTTTGGTTTGAGCTGAAACTACAATTGTCTGTACATTCGTAGGTCTACCATTTTCATACCCAACAGACACCTGACATTTGCCATCAGGACCAAAGATATGTGAATATTTTTCTTTACGGATTTTATCCGTTTCTTTTGATATTTGATTTGCTAACATAATCGGTAGTGGCATGAACTCTTGTGTTTCATTACAAGCATAACCAAACATAATCCCTTGATCACCAGCACCTTGTTCGTGTGATTCAGTTGAATTCACACCAAGTGCAATATCAGTTGATTGTTTGGATATCTTCTCCATAACTACAAACTCATCTTCATAGCCTATCTCTTTAAGTTTTCGTTTTGCTATATTTGTATAATCTACTTTCGCAGTTGTTGTTACTTCACCAAAGACAAATACTAAATCATCCTTGATTGCTGTTTCAACTGCTACTCGTGCATTTATATCCTGTTCTAAAATGGCATCTAGTAT